GGAATAACTTCGCTATATGCTATTGTAGTGATGTAATTACCACATAATGTCTCATAATTCTTTTCATTTTTTACCCTATAATATAATTTTGTACCAACAGTACCACTAGCAATAAAATTATCAGCATAATATGTCGAGCCGACAAAATAGTCTGTTTTACCACTATAATAGAAGCTTGTAAATGTATTTCCAGTGCTAACTTCTAGTGAAAAGAAACCATTAACCTTGTCTGGTGGTGTGGTTACTGTCCATGTGACAACTGGTGTACTAGTATTTAACCCATTTACTGTGTTTATTGCTGGGAAATAAACCATAGTTATGATATCTCCAACAAGTAACGAACCTTCTAATATTATTCTTTTGCTATTTGATATAGATTGGTAATAATCTATACCATTAGCCAATGTTATACCGTTTAACATCACAACAACAACGTTGCCTTGTGAGGGTGGTACTGACGTGTATATTTCGTATTTTTGTGTCGAGGTGTTAAAGTAGACCAGATTAGAACCTTCTGCGTCTGTCACACCACTGACAATCGGTGCTGATATGTCAATATTGTCACCAATTAAATTGTTACCACCGTCTGACGTATAAATAAATGTTATTATATCATCAGTATATGTTTCACCACTTAAACTTACAACACTAGCACTAAATGTATAATCTAGATTATTTGCCAAAACCAATCCGTTTAAAGTCATAACAAAATCACCAAGAACATTACTAGGAATTACAACTTCCTTTATACCAGCTGGTGGTAATAATGTTGTTTGAATCAATCTGTTTGTTAATGTAGAGTTACTAGTGTTGTTTGTAAATGTAGGTTTTTCAGCTTGTCTTATTGAAACAAAGTAATAATCCAAACTTTTATCATAAATGCCGTATTCAGAACCGCTTATATAGTTCACGGTATCGATACCTTTACCCAATCTTTTCATGAAATCTGTACAAGCACTAAATTGATAATAACCTTTGATAAGGTAATCACCATCCATTGTCAAACCACTTGTCGGAACATATTGTGTTGTTTCGTTTGTAGCACTAAATGCTGAATAGCTTAGTATTTCAGATTTATAAACTGGTATTGTGGCGAAACCATTTAAACTTTGGTCATATTTGTATATTTGAAAGTTAAAGTTTGCGTTTGTATCTACAAATGAACTTGTGTTTGCTGTAAATTGGAAGGTTAACGGAATCGTTTGTGTACTAGCAGATATAATGTATGTACCACCAGTTGTTGTACCAGTACAATCTATTTTTGTAGCACCACTAACATTGAATAGTGGGCTGTTAAAAACACAAAAATCAGAACTCATATTTACGTTGGTATATGTTCTATTCCTAACGGCAGAATTCTGGTTTTGTATGTATATTCTATCTTGGTATCTCATTAGTAGCTTATATCTAACGTTATCGTTGCAATGTTATTTTCATTTTTTAAACCAAATTCCATTGGTTTAAGCAAAGCAGATGTAAATTCTGTTCTAGATAAATTTTGAAGATATGCGACAAACCCATTAAGATTAATAAAATCTTCTTGTTGTATTTGACCAGAAACACTAGTAACGAATCGAGCATCACCTATTACATGTGTCAATATTTCTCCTTCTACTTTTTTTAATAATTGTGGCATATCTATAAATATATTTCTCTTTTAATTACTTCAATCTAATTTCACCATCACTGTCTGATTTTACAGAACCCTCAGTAATCGTTACGCTACCAATAAATTCTGAAGAAGCATTCATTTGTTTTAAATAGACACCAGTACATTTTTGAACCTTTGTGTTTGGTTGCAATGTACCTTCACTACTTATTGTCGTTTTATCAACATCAACCGTTAAATCAAAAGCAATACTTTCAGCAGCATAATCATCACATATGAACAAGCTACCTTTTTTGTACATAAATTTTTGTTGGTCAAAAAATGTGTTACTATAAATTTTAACACTACCCCATATTGTTGTCGCTGGAACTACTTGTTCTATAATATCTGTCCAATAATCACCAACCAAACCAGCAAATTGTTCCATTGTCGCATATGTGTATTTTGAACTTTCAGTATCACAATATTTTGTACTATTCAAATATCTATCATATAACGCCCTAAGTGTAGGATATGCTGACAATGTTTTTCTATTTTTAGCGTCAATAAGTTCTGACATAATTTGACTTTCAAATTCTTCAACAGTGTCAATATTTGAAAGTGGTTCTGTTAATAATTCTGTGAAATCTAAACTTTCACCACCACAATCAACACAGCACGAATCACAGTTAATCAATGTTTCACCCCAAAATGGTTTTATTAAATAACTAGAGACTGGAAGATACGCTGAAGTATCTTTCATTAATTCTATAAACGAATTTAGTTCATCTAATGAATTTTGTGTAAAACTATCAGTTACGTTTGTTATCGTACCTTGAACATCAGAAACGTCTGATATGTGATAAAAACTTAAACCACTTACACTACATGTAACCCAAAGTGCACCAATTGGTGTTGCTTTAGTAAACGCTTTGAAAACCTTCCCACAATTACATTCTGTTGTTGGGAAACATGCTTCATAATTATCAACACTAGCTTCAATACAAGTGCTAAAAAAATCAACACAATCTTGAACAATCACTGAACAATCAGCAACTGTTTGTATTGTTGGTAGCGTTACAACATTTCCACTATAATCAGTAACAGTTATTCCACTACATGGTATTGTTTCACCAGTCAATAAACATGGATTGTCAACAACATAGCACCAAACATCGTGTTCAACAGCACTAGCCAAATTGATATCTAAATCAATTTCTTTTGTGTTTATAACTAATCTTTCGTCATTTACGTTGTACTCTGTTTGTCTAATTCTATTGTCACCTAGATTATTTTTTATGTCAAAAGTTCTACTAACTGGTGTTGTATTTTTAATCCATGATTTTTTATTATCAATAATTCTTTCCAATTCAAAACCAGGTGATTTTTCAACTCTAATAGTTTTTGCCTCACCGTCAATACAAGACTTATTTAATTTTAAATTATCAACTAAAACACATATATTTGAACATGTGTTGTTTATTTTTATTGATAAAGTTATTTTTTTATCTTCTATTTTTGATATAATATCTGGGTCTGTTATTTCAGTTGTGTAATTTAACCATTTAGAAGCTAAAATAGTTTGAGCTAAAGAATCTCTAAACTTTTTTAAATCATCTACACTATTCGTAAAATTAGATTGGGTGAATAATGACTCCAATATGTTGTCTTTAACTGGCACACAAGATTGAACGTTACAATAGTAATCGCTAGGACCTTGTGTTTCACAGTTACTAGGTACTGGCTCTAAAGACCCACTCAATTCTGTTTTTTGGTATTTAATAACAGTACAACCACTAGTAAAAGTTTCTGTTTGCTTTGGTTGTCCGCAAATATAAAAACCACTATCTGTTGCGTGTTGTGTTAAATATGTGTATAGATTACCGCTGCCAATAGATGGAAATAGATTAAACTCATATACAGTTGTTAAAGCACCGTTTGACTCGATGACATCGACACTCATTGATACATCTAGATTCTCTAAAACTTGTGTTGGTGTTGAACAAACAGCTGTACTTGTTTCAGTATCACCTTTTAAATTTTGTATTTCTGTTTCTAACGCTGTTGTTTTATCATCACATTCCTTAACCAATTTTGTTAATATTTCAATTTCTTTTTTTAATCGAGTTTTAAAACCAAAAGGTGTTGTACATTGAAACGCAAATTCTAAATTACCGTTTTGAACAGATTCATAACTTAAAAGTATCATTTCTATCACATTATCACATGTGTAAGATGTTGGGTCACCGTCTAAAAATCTCTGATATTTATCTAACCCTAATAAGTTTTGTAACACAGTTAAACCACCATTTGTTTCGTTTATACAAATAGTAACACTAGAATTTGGGTTTACCGCTGTTGAGCTACTACTTAACGCTGGGAAACCAAAAGGTGCTGTAGAACCAAAGCCAGTATTACCAAACGCTTTTATCGCACTTCTAGTAGTTACTACTTGTGGTGCGGCTTGTGTAACACCAACAGCTTCAGCGTATTTTAAATAAAGTTCGATATCAACGTTATCACAAACCATTGAATAATAACTCTTTTCATATTCTGAAATAGTTATTTCTAATTTGCTACTTATGCTTTCGCACTCTGCTTGTAGATTTAAAAGTTCTGATTCTAATTTTTTAATTTGGTCTTGCGTTCTTGGGTCGACATTTACAGATATCGTTGGGTTTAAAATATCAGATAAATTCTCACACTCTAGTTTAAAAAGATAGTTAAAATCAACAACCAATTTACATTCTTTCTCACCGTTTTCGGTGTTGAAAAGACTACCATCGTTACCATCTGGGTTTAAAACTATCTTAAAAGTATCTATAAGACAATCAGTACCACTAGACGAAGTTTTCCATCTACATTTTTGTTTATTGTCATCCCAATATATATCACTGCTAGTCACATTTGGAAAATATTGACTTGCAGATGTTATTAATTTTGGTATCATTGTTTTACAACAATAACTACCCAATTCTATTGGTTGGTTTTGTCCGTTGTATACCAAAAAAACATCAATGTCACCATTTTGATTTAAAACTACGGTTTGTTGTGATGGTGTGTAACCATTCAACGTACCATATTGTTGGAAATACGCAGAACTATTAGTTGCGTCATCGTTTTTGATTGAATTAGCAATGTTTCTTAACAATACTGTACATATTTCATTACCAAGTGATGTAGTATTAGATTCTGCCATTTTTTATTTTTATATTATTATTTTCTATTTTTATTACTTTTATCTATTGTTGTTTATATAGCTTTAGTTGGTGATTGAGTTAGTCCTACTGCTTCAGCATACTTCAAATATGTTTCAAATGTTAATTCACAACAACCGATTTTAAAATCACCAACAACTATTTCAACACCATTAAAATTTTTTGCTTTAAATTGATAATAGTTATATAAATCAGCATATAAACTTGAATCATCAATTAATTCTTGTGTTAATTTACAACCAATACCAACTTCACCAGTGTATGGGTCTGTTATGTTTGGAACCGCCACCGTTTTTTGTGGACAAGCCGAAGCATCTGATACAACAACCTTGTTTATACCAGAACCGTATAATGTTATAAAGTTTAAGTATGCTGTTGCTGTTGGTGAACCTTGTGGTAAATATATTGGTTCTTTAGCGATTGTCCAGTTACATGTTACATTACAACCGCATTTATCTGTTGTACAACAAACAAAACCACTACTTACTAATTTTGGGTTTGAAGGTATTGCACCTTGATAAATTGAATCGGCATAAGTAGATTTTCCACCTAAATAACTACAACATTCTTTATCAATAAATGCTGTTTTATTTGTCACACCATTAATAAGATTTCCGTTGATATCGTATTTATTAATCTCAAAAACGTATAAACCTAATTGTGGGTTAGTTTTTGGTGGGTTTGCCAATGTTTCACATGGTTTTACTGGTTTTGGGTCTGTTTTTTTAATACAAATACTCAAAGACTCATCTTCACCTTCACATGGGCACCCACATGGTGTTAAAATATCCTCTGGCATAGGGTCTTTTATTATTTCTGTTTCGTAAACAATGCAATCACCTAAATCTGAACCATCGTTATTTACCACGTCAACATATGTGTTTCCAGTGTAATTTGTTATATCACCTAGTGAATAATTTAAGAATAAATTTCTTTCAGACGTAACAGCTGTTGACGCTGTGACCGTTACTGGTATAAAATTTTGAATTAAGTTTCTAAATTGGTTTATATATTTCGAACCACCATCATAAGGACCAACGTGTGGATTGTTTCCACTTGTTATGTCTATTGTTGCACCAGTACCACCAGTTTCTCTATACCAAAGACCATAATTTTGGAAATACATGTCTGGTGTGTCTGGTAATGGTCTAGGATAACCTTCTAAATCTACTGGGTATGACAACACATCGCTATCTAAACCGTTTAATTCAAGTACTTGTACAAATAAATCAACATCGATAGGGCCTTTAGCTCTATAAATGTATTCGTTAAATGTAACTAACCCCATTGGTGTTCCAATAAAGTTTAAAAGGAATTCTATTGATTTTCTAGCACCTTTAGATTTCCAAATCCATGGTGAGTTCAAAATTATTCTTCTCCATAGCTCAATATCTGCTTGTGCTGCTGTTAAACCAACTGGTTGACCAGCGTAATTTGAACTATCGGTTTCAACATAATTAGCCAAAAGATTATTCTCAATAACAGAAGAAACCAAATCCCAACCTAACACTCTTGCTAAATCTTTTAAATACGCATCTGGGATATTGTCTTGTCTATTGTATGTTACAACATGTGCAAAAGAAATACCTTGTATGAACTGGTTAATATCATCAAAAGACCTACCGTATATTTTTAATGTCTTATTAACTTTTTGACCAGTTGTTGTGTCTTGATGAACTTCAGCCAAACGTACTGGTGTTGTATCAAAAGCTGATATTGACTCAGAAACCAAAAACCTAGTCATCAAATCTGTTTCGTTTAAATCATAGTTTGTAGCTAAATCAAACAGTTCTGTTGCGTAATTTATATATTCTGTAGTGTCAAAATCTATATTATAACCGTCAGTTACTGGCCATTTAACAGATTTGGATGAATACATTAAAATACCGCTTTGTGTTCTAACTGGGAAGTTAAATGTAGCTGTGTATAATGGTAGTGTGTACCTATTCAACAAATATTCATGCAATCCATTTAAACTATTGAAAAATGTATTTTCAATAGTTTTATTAGGTTTAATATGGTAATATAAATAAGAACCAGTTGTTGCACCAGAAAAAACATCACCTTTTGCTTTAAAATAAACGTAATCAGCTTGTTCGAATGTTGAACCAGTGAATCCTATAATATCATATTCTGTATTATTTATCAATATAGCGTATGATTTATAGTTTACTGTTAAATTTCTCAAATCATTTTCTTGATTAAAAGAATCCGAAACAGTACCATTGGCCAAGTAGTTTATCTTAAATTTGTTGTTAATAAGTGTAGTGTTTAATTTAAAACTAGACTCATTTGTTATATAATCGTAAGTATAATCTTCAAAAGTAAAGCCATTAATAAACTGACTATCGTAAAAAGCTGTTGGTGTAACGTATAACGCAGCTGGCCATTTTGTTATTATTTCTTCTAATGTTACTCTAAAGTACTCAGTCATTGAACCAAATAATGCGTAGTTTTTTAAATTAGATTCGTCTAAATTTAAAAACACACTTGCATTATTCTCTAAAAGTTTTACTGATTGCTCAATTGTTAAATCTAATTTATCTAGTGTAAAAAAGTCAGAAAATTTACCAGTAATATAATTTTTGTCTAATTTTGGGTCCAAGTTAGTTGTAATAGCAAAATTACCCATTGTAAACAATGGGGTACCACCATCACTTGCCAGTTGTAACCCTACTAAATCTGGACTAAAATCTCTGTATTCAATGTTTCCATCGTATGATATTTTCTGTGAATACCCAGCTACTTTTATCTTTTTTGCCATTTAAAAATTAGATTGTTGTTATATTATTAAAAGTTTTCGTAAAATCAATCGCTGTTCTTTGTTCTCTAACTTCAAACAATGATTTACCAGTAAACTGGTCTTTTATTTCGTATAAGTTATATTGTTTATAAATATCATTATTAAAGTTGTATATCGTGTAAATACCATCTTCAAGACTTTTGGTTTGATTACCAAAGATTGCAAATGCAAGTGTTTCAACATCGTGTTCAACCATTTCAACCTCTATCATTATAGGGTTAAAGAAAGTGTTTGTGATTATAATTTCTTGGTTTGGTTGACCTATAAAAGGTAACGCATTTGGTTTAACATTTGGCGCAGATGCTGGTGAAACAGTACAAAAAGTCAAACTTGAATTGTCGTTAAACCTATATCTAATTGCTTTTTGGTTTGTATTTGTTAAATTTTGGTTAACTGGTTCCGCTCTGTTATTTGATGTGATAACTCTGAAAAAATTATTAACTTTTGCGTCTGGTCTTGATGTCGTTGTGTCTAAATATTCAATTCTATAACCAACCAATCCGTTGTTTTCAAATCTATTTGAAAAATTTGTAGGGACGCTTGCTATATCAAATAACAAACCTTTGATATCTGGATATGATGATAATACGCCAACATCAACTATTTTGGTTCTAATTTCAACTGGTTTTATAATAATTGTATAAAAACCTTTTGTACTAAAATTGGCAACTGGTAATGTAAGTGTATACATACCACCAAAAACTTCAAATCCAGTTACATTCGATTGAACTTTGTTAGGGTTATCGATTTTCTTTAAAACTATATTTGGGTCTAATTTTGTTAGCCCAGCATCACCAGCTCTATCTCTAGAAGGTGTAAAATGATAAAAAATCTCCACATCATCTGGAGAAATATCTGCTGGTCTTACTATTCCGTATGTTCCTGTTGCCATTTTTCTTTTTTTTATTTAATATAACAATCTTTTTTTAAAAGTGTATTTTATTGTTTATTTAGTTTATAATATCCGTTTCCGTAGTTTTCTAACTCTTTTATATTTCTTATTTCAGAGAGCTTTAAATGCCTATCCATAACAGTTGTTGTACCTCTGTCTATAAATACATCGTTTTGAACTTCTGGTGGAGAAATTATACCAAATAAATATTCTTCTTTGGTCAAGGCTGACAATGAAACGTTTGTTTCGTTTAATCCCTCGCCTATGTATCGGTAAGTTGTTAAAGGTACTACAGTCCTTTCACCTTCAACCAATATTTGTCTTGTAACACCGCTATAGTCCATGAATTGTAATCCATAAACTTGGTTATTTGTACCTAAATTAACGTCATTTGGAGTGTCAAAAACATAGATTTTAGGGTCGGCCATTGATTTGATTCTATCAACACCATTTACTGTTACGTTGTTGTAGTTTGTGTATGTTTCAGTGTTAACATTAAAATTTGTTCTAAAAGGGTTTATAGCCGCATAAGACCTAACATCTTCAATTCTACTATCCGTAGCACCAGTTATAACAATATTACTAAAATTGTAATAATTTGATACTGTATTTAACGGATACCTTAAAACTTTCCATAATGTCTCTGGTGTGTTTGTCGTTGTAAATGTAGGGCCAGTGGCACCAGTCATAAATGGGAATAAAAGACCTAGTGTGGTTAATTTATCCTTTAATATTGTATAGTCAGCTGGTGTTGAAACTTTATCTTTTACGATAAATTCAGAATCTGTAAACAAACCCATATCATCAACGTTTTGAGTTATCAAAACTTTTAAATAAAAAGTTGTCGCTGTTAACGTACCCCAATTTTTATTTTCACTACTTCTATCAATACTGTTTTCTAGTAATATTTTTCTTTTAATGACTTCCATTATGTGGCATTTATTTCATAAAGTTTTACAACAGATGTATTTGTGTTGTATGTTACGTTATTTTGACCAGAAATGCCATTTCCTTGGTACGTATTGTCTATTTCATAATAATAACCAGTAGTTGTTCTAACCATTTTGTATCTAGTGTAAAGTTCATGCACTAGTTTATCAATTGGCTGTGCCACATTTTTAACCATTAAATTAACAATTTTACCCGTTTTAGCATTTGCTAGCGTTGCTCTCATATATAAATACTTTGACTCACCTATATTTAACTCACTTTTGTAATCATATAAGTGATATCCTTCAGCAGAACCCATAGGGTTCAATAAAGGACTCTCGACAATAAAATTAACGGGTATTTGGTTTGCTGGTTTTGGTGTGCCTGGTATTACACCTGGTGCTGGTTGTAGTAAATCAGAAGAATTTAGCTCAGAATACAACGTTAAAAAACTAACCAATGATTGTGTTAATGGGTTATCGGTATCATAAAAACTTAACCTTAAAAATGTTTGTTTGAAGGATTCTTTTCTAAATTTTATGTCATCATCAGTAAAACCAATATCACCATAAAACCCAACATAATTTTGTGTAGGGTTTAACAAGTAAACATCGTAAATTATTTTATCAATATGCATCCCTTGTAAATCCAAAGGTAAGAACCTAATTCTTTCATAATCTATGATGGGGTTAATAGCGTTCTCTACTTCTGTTTCAACAAATACTCTGTCTATCAATTCAGCATTATCAACATTCTGAAATGTCATGTTGATTGGAACAGTAATCGTTGTACCAGTCGCACCAGAAGGTATTGTTGACATATTGATTTTAACTTTATTAGCAAACATCTTCTTCTGTGTTAGTTTTAAATTTATCTGTTATTCTATCACCAACTGGGTCTTCTGGAAATTTACTATAATATAAATTCCAAACACCAAATGGGTCTTGTCTTCTCACTGTAAAACAGTAATTTTGATACATGTAATGAGAACCGTTTAAAAATGGATAGTCCAATGGTTTTTTATCACTTTCGTTAAAACCTATGTCTAATAAATCTCTCCAAATAATTCTACCATCACCCAAATTAACAGCATAACTAGGTATTCCTTCTGTAAACTCATCACCTTGTTCAATATAAGTAGAAAATTCTCTTATTTTTATCAAATGATGCGGCTGATAATAGTAACCTTCTTGTCTTGGACCCATTGTTATTGTTTTTGTAATAAACGATGGGTTAAGCGGTGTTCCTCTATCTGAAACGTATGTTAAAGATGGGTTTGTTTCTCTATTTACTGTGTTGAATCTGTGTTGAATGTTAGCCAATACTACTTCAGTTAATTCATTAATATTGTACTCTACCAAATCACCGTAAAAATCATTATTGTTAGGGATGTTATTATTGTTGTTTATCTTAATATCATTCTCTAATGGCGTGTGTGTTGGGAATGGTAATGAACCACCGTTATGTATTTTATGTATCGTAGGTATGTTTCTTAAATAAGTAACTGTGTTACTATTGTTTAACCTAGAACTATATGGTGTTTCAAAACCAGATGATACATTTGTAAATAAATTGTTGCTATTTGTTTTTATAATCGTTAGATACAATTCACTTAACGGTCTACCTAAATTGTCGGTTAACTCGCTAACATCTATATCTTCATTAAAAACAAACTGAATTATTGAATCATTGAAAAAGTTTTCACTAAAACCAACACGGTAAGCTTCGTAATCATCCGTTTCTATTAGTGGCGCAACTCTGGTTTTTATTTTCCTAAATATTCTAAAATAATACTCTGATTCAATATTATTCACAACTCTTTTCATCCTAGAATTTGCACCTAAAACACCAGTATTTGGTTTATCGATTACAAAATAACTTTCTTTAAAATCACCGTTGTCTAACCCAGTTCTAACAACAACGTGGTCACCATCATAACCAGTAGTTCCAGTTATTCTAACAACATCACCTATTTTTAAATTATGCATGCATGACATACCAATAGCTGTCATTGGTCTTGTTGCTATTGTAGCACTAACCGCTTCAGTTATTAATAGACCACCGTTTACAAAATTATGTGCTTTATCCATTTCTTTTGGGTACGTAATTGTTAATTCCCAATTTTTGACTGGTTGGGAATTTGCGTTACCCATATATGGCATGATGTCTGGTGTAAAGTAAAATCTTTCTCTCTTTGGCTCCATGTCAAAATAATTACATAAAGCAGCTTTTGAAATATCTGGGTCATAGCAACCAAACCAACCATCTTTTTCTTTTAAGTTTGTTTTTAAGGACGCTGGGTATGTCAAATCGGTATCATCAATGATGTCGTTGTCTTTTGGATATGAAGTGTCTAGGAAGTCTAAAGAATTAAACCAAGACCATGTATACTTGTCGGACATGGCAGAATCTTTTAGATTAAATAAAACATTTGACATAGTTGTATTCATCGTACCGATAATACGATAGTATTTACATCTTTGTCTTTCAATATTAAACCTTTCAGCAACATTAACTATTTTATTAATTTCATTTGTTGGTAATAGTTTTTGACTATTTTCAATGTTAATTTTTAAAGTAGTATCTGTGTTTACTGATAATGCAGATTTTTCTTTATTTAATCTTTGTTGTGTTCTTTCCATGTTATTAATTAAGTACTAGAAGGTGTGATGATTGTACAACCAACGTTATCACTAACACTAACTGTTTGAATCACTGATTTAAGTGAGTTTACAGCTGGTGCTGTTGAATATGGTGCTAAACCACCGTTAATCACTAGTGATTTTGTGTTAGGTGTTACACCAGTATTATATGTCCAATAAGCACTTAATGCTACTGTAGGCATTGTTATTGTTGGTAACGTTCCACTAGCGACACAACCTTTATTATCAGTTATTGAATAAGTTATAACCGCACTAGATGATATAGACGGCATTGTTGCGTTTATCAATTGTTGGTTACTTGTTATTGATACAGTGTTTGTCGGGCCACCGTTTACTTGATAAACAAACGTGTATGGAAGACGTGCTGTTGAACCAGCTTGTAAATGGCTGACGTTAAATTTAAACGAAACAAGATTTGGATTACATTGTTGTGCGTTATTTATACCACTAGTATTTATTGCCAACGTATTTACTGGTAATTCTATTGAAGCACTATTTATCGATAAATAATTGCTAAAACATAAACCATCTGGTGATTTCATTCTTATTTTAACACCACTATTTAAACCACCACTAGGTTTAGGTATTGTAACAAACATAAGTGTTGTCGCATTTACATATGTTAATATGACGTTATTCCAAATAAAATCTGGTGTACCACCAGTATTATCATCAACATTATATTGTATGTTAATAGGGCCAGCTGTTGCACCAGCAGTTATATAAAACGGTACAATATAGTTGTTAGGGTCACACTGTTTGTTTAACTGAGCAATTGTTGCCATTGAAGCTACCATTTGAACATTTAAACTAGGAACCGTTACAGATAATGTATCTGTTGTTCCATAATTATCAACTGTTGTAATCGTATATGTACCTCTAATCGCATCGTTTACTGACAAGCCATTTGTAGATGGGAAACCAGCTGGGCCAGTTATTGTATTTGTGTAAGGCCCTTGACCACCAGTAAGACCTATGTTGAATGCACCATCTGCGGATTCCCAACATGTTGTAGGTGACTGAGTTAAAACACTTAAAACAACTGGTGTCGGTCCGTTTAAAACCAAATCAGTAATTGTAATTGTTGTTATACCATCACTAACCAATAACTTATAACCAAAATGTGGTGGGGTTAGACCATCGGAACCAGTATCAGCCCCAAGCCCAGTTATCACCAATGGTGATGTAGAAAACGATGTTACTGGTTTTGCAACAGAACCATTGCTTCTTAACAATTGATAAGTCCAAACACCAGTACCGCCACCTACGCTAGTTATTGTTATTTCACCGTCTTGAACGGAAGCAGAACTACATAGTTTTGTTACACTAGCTGTTGCATATAATGCTGGTGGTCCATCAACTGTAATGTTTTGTGTTACAACGTTTCCATTTGCATCAATAACTTCTATTGTGTATGTACCAACAGCTAAACCATTAATTGTAACACTTTGTGCTGCTGGTGGTAACGGTACAGTACCAGTATTATTGTAACCACTTGGACCGCTTATCGTGTAAGTAAACGGTGCCGTACCAGATACTATGTTAAACGTTATTGAACCAGTTGGGTTTGTACTAGTTGCAGATTGAGATGTTGCCAAAACATTGAATTCTTTTTCAGCGACTGGTAAACATCTAGTAAAAAATCTTTGGTTAAGTTTATCTAACGCTCCTTTTCCTGGTAATGGACCAAAATAGAAGAAATACGAATGTTTAGGTTGTGTAAATGCAGTATCGCTACCACTAGGATAACCCCTAAAACTAGAATAATCAACACCATTTTGAGTGTTATTTGAAAAAGAATAAACACCTATCCCACCATTTATTATGTTAAAACTAGTCGTAAACGGTACCAAGGTAAAAGCGTTTTGATTTGGTATTTTGTTTAATTCATAATACACATCTCTAAACCATATACCGCCATTTTCATCAATATCTTTTAGACCTATGTTGTAATCAGCGGCAATTGGTGCTCCATTTGGGTAGGTTGCTGATGGTGCCCCAAATTGTAATTGGTCTAAATCAACACCAAACTCAGATAAATGTCTTATGTTTAAACATTGGCTGTAATCAGAATGCAATCCAATACAATCAACTTCAAAGAATAATCCTTGTAAGTTACCCCCAGTACCTATCATACCAGTTGTCTCAACTGTTAAGTTATCGTCAGTTAATTCAACTACGATTGGTGGTATTTTATATGTTGTTGGGACTAGTAGTTGCTGTACCTTTGGTATTCCTTGCCAGTCACAATCAAATACTGACCCTAAGCATATAATATCAGTAGCAAATAATTTTGCGGTTGCGTCATGTAAAGAGGCAGCATAAAAGAATTCTTCATTTATCTTTTTGCCATTCAAGAAAGTATCTACTTTTTTAATTAAACCCTCTCTAACACCACCTCTACTTTTCAATTCATCTTGTGAATCATCACCATTCGTAGTCACATTATTATCAGAATTATAGCAACTATCAAACAAATAATTTGTTCTACAGTTATTGTCTGGCACATTATTTTTATTGCCATCAACACCGCCTTGACTGAAGAAATCGTCACAATCATATTCACAAAATCTTTCTGATTTTCTACGTTTTCTTTTATATTTTAAAAGATAACCATATAATGTTCCATTTACCCAATCATTGTAAAAATCAAATTGGAATATACCTAAGCTCTCAGCCAAAATAGCTGCAACACATTTATCTAAACCAGCGGCATCACCAAACTTATTTGGGTGACCAAAATTATCGCCAGGGTAAAAACTAGGGTAATATCCAGTGTTTGTTTTGACCGCCTCAAATCCTTTGTCGCTACTCTTACAGCCAGGTGCGTACAAACCAGTACCAGTATCAGCATCAAAAGGACATTGTACCCAAATACAAGGTATGTAAGCTAAAATGTCGCTACAATTACAACAACCATTACCAATACACCAATTACATACATTTACACTGACAAATGGTATCTTATTAATGAATTTACCTATGCTAAATATTATGTTACATATCACTTTTAGAATAGCATTCAAAACGCCTATGATTATGTTTACTAATTTAATTAAAAACGCATTCATAATATAAATTAAAAATGCAATTATTTTTATGATTAAACAAATGATGAAAAATATAGGGCTAAAATCAGTATTAACTTTATTAAAAGGAAACGTTGTTTTGTCACCAGCACAACCATCGACATCTTTTATAGCTGTAAACGCTCTTGTTTTTTTATTGTCAGATGTTTGATATCTAGGTATAAAATTGGTTACACTGTATATTTTGTTCCAATATAAACTTCTAAAGCTCGTCTTTTTTGTTGTTTCGTTAAAAGTATAATCTATCTCGGAAACAGAGTTAGGATTATTTGGGACTAGGTATTTAGCTCTTGTTCTAAGCCTACCTTCACCGCCAGTATTATCCATACCAATTTTGAACCTAACACTTGCTCTAGTTGGTATACCTTTTGTTTCATCATCAGATGGTATTAGATTACCGAACTCATCAGTTACAACGTAATCTAGGTTCATAGGTATTTGATAAGCCCATGTACCGTCTTCATCTATTAGCCTACCGCCATCTACATCGAACTGTTCGACACCACCATCAATGGTTTCTCTAAGCATTTCGATAGAACCTTCACCAGTTACTTGTTCACATAACTGACCTAGTTTTTTTCTAGGTCTACATCTTTTGTTTATACTATTTTTTTCTGAGTCACCAAAAATACTACCCATGAACATAGCGCATGGTTTGATATTGTAATTCATATCAATATCAGCTCTAGTGATTCCAATTTCACAATTATCGGTACTACCCCAGAAAGGTTGTACGTTTACACCATAGTTTGTTGATTTGATTTGAACTAATTTGTCTAAATTGGTACCGCCCTTATATTTTGTAGGGCTATCAAAAAATTTAAGTGGTGTTCCTTGACTTATTAAGTCGTATGGTCTTTGAGATGCAATACCGATATCTGAAATATCAGCATCAACATGTACAGTATATGTTCCTAGTGGTACACCAAAAATCATAAAATCACCAGCACTGTTTGTTGTTGTGGTGAATTTATAGTATTTGCAATAGACACCTAATAATTCATCATTATCTAATATCTCTCTTTTATTTGGAAAAGTACCTACTGGTGTGAAACATTCATTATTGGTTTCACTTGATTTGGGTAATAGATTATATCTAATACCATCGCTATCTTTATCAGAAACAATAGAATAAGGATATAACCCCTTTATTTGTGGGTCATTTTTATCAACATCATCAATTGGTATAAAAACACTAACTCTAGCGTTTGGTAACCCAAAGCCACTGTTGATTATTACTCTACCTACAATTACACCATAATCAGAGCAGAAGTTTCTATACGCCTCTTCTTGCGTGATTTTCATTGAAAGTACTTCGATGAAATCAAAATCTTGGTCTAATTTTACTTTAAGGTATTTGTCTGAACCATTTGGTGTTGTCCTTATTCTTACTGTTTCTGACATAAATTTTATTTGCTTTTAGGTGTTATATCTTCGACATCAACCATTATCAAATCATCTTCAGTTAAACTTTCATAATCGTCATCTTCGTCATCATAATCATCATATTCATCATCTTTTATCAATGATTTAAACTTTTTTGTTTTTGTTAATCTGGCAAACAAGCCTCTAACATCAACTTCTTTGGTTAAAACCAATGTGTTAAACATGAACCAAACAATGGCTATGTTTATCAATGGTAATAATAAAAGACCGACAAAAAAACCAATTAATTTGGCTGTGTAGCTTAAAAAAGCAGATAAATTCTTATGTCTAGGGTTTATCCCAGAATCATTATTGTTTGATTTAAAGTTTGGATTAGGTGTCCCACCAGTTTTACAATTGCATCCCATTTTTCTTTGTTTTTAATAACTTTTTATTTCTACAAGTATAACGATTATTTAGAAATAAATAAATGTTATTGTCTAACCCTAACTAGAATATCTTTTGTTGGGTATTTTATCTCATACATAGAAGTCGGTTCACCGTACAAAGTATTATCTTCTGATATGTCTATTTGTCTTGTTGGTACGTCTATATATGGTTGTGAAGTTTCATTTAAACTATAACCACCACCAACTTTATTAAAAATTCTCAACCCGACTAAATTCAATACACCACCAATATTATTTATTGTTTCAATTAAATTTGAAAGGTAGACGCTTTGCCCCATTTCAAATTTGTTGACATCAAAATAGTTTTTAACTTCATTTATAACTTGTGAAATTACTTGTGATTGTGGTGCTTTTTTATCGATATATAAATCAATTTCAAAAGATAAATTAATGATTCTCCCGTCAGTGATTTGAACATAATCATTAAGCATTCTAAAATCAGCCAAATAATTACTTATATTTTCTTTTAATGTAGTTGTTGTTTGGTTTGTTAACGAACCGTTTTGGTCCAAACTTAAAACATACATTTTTATCTTATTTTGTTCTTCAAAAATACCATTTCTAAATGGTGCTCCAAATTTTCCAGGTATTTGAGCAATTTTTGTTTGGTAATCTTTGATTGTCACAGCTCTGTTTTGAGATGAAAAGTTGTATCTAACCATGTTTCTAACTTCTTCAACACTTGGTGAATCTTTACCACCGATAGCTGGGAATAAGTTATTAACTTTTAATGATTTTTTAACATTTTGATTTATACTACTATCTGGACCATTTACGCTAATGTTTACAATACCAGTACTTTTAATAGTATTAGGACCTAAATTGCTATCAGCACCGCCACCTACTCTATATTTTATAAACATAGTTGTATTAGCTGTTGGTGTTACACCCAAAGACATATTGTTTATAAAATTACCTATTTGATTGACCAATGCTTTGTTAGTATCAAAATCACATAAGCTACTTATGTCTTGAGTACCAGCACCAAATGTTACTTTTGTAAAACCTAAATCTGTATATTCTCTTATAAATTTTTTACTAACAGAAATCCATTTTCCTGGTTTTACACCAGAATTATCACTAGTTCTAGTGTTGTCCTCTATAAAAACTTTATCTTCAGCCAACGCATCAACTTCAAACCATCTGTTATTTATATTTAAAAATTCATCTATAGTAGGTTCGCCAATGTATGATGTTCCTGGTAATGTTATAATGGATTCTACAGATAGCACATTATCGTCTGGTAGTATAACCTCTAGAAATGGTCTAACGTCAGATGTTGTTATAACTCTTTTAAGTACTTTGGTAAAACCATTTGTAACCATTTCTCTTTTTGTTAGAGTATAGTTAATCAATGTTCCATTTGCGTTGAAATTTGGTAAAATTATCCTATTAGGTATACCACCAATTGTAAACGGACTAGAAAAATCAACATCACTAACGAGTTCAAATACTTTACCGCTGCCAGTAACTTGTGAACCAGCTTTAATAACTGGCGCATAAGATACGTCAAACGTATCGCCAAAAACTGGTACAGTAACACTTAAATCAACGATAGTCGCACTGGCTCTTTTTCCTGGGATTTTTAAACCGAATGTTCTAGCCATTGATAACAATGACTTTCTTTCTTTTGCATAATCAATTTGAGTTTCAGCAAACATTCTATCTGTGTTGTATGATAACATATCACCAACCGCAGCGTTTAATTCTAAAAGCATCATACCAACTGATGCGTCATTGAAATCATTGAAGATATCTGGATAATATTGTCTTACGTAATTAACTAAGTCTGTTCTTATATCCGCAAAATTTCGTGATGAATAATTAACTTCTTGTGCCATTTTTTTGTTTTATATTTTAATAACTACTACATCTGATGATGAAAACACATCGTCAGTTATTACATAGCTTATTGTTACAACAGCTGCATATTCACTTTCTGGTGATTGCTCTATTATAATCTCGTTTAATTGTAATTTAGGTAAGAATTTTTTTACGACAGTTGTTATCTCATCTTTAATACCTTGAAGTGTCAAAGCATCGTTTGGTTCAAAGATAAACCTAAGCAAGTCAGTACCAAAATCTGGGTTGTAAAGTCTTTGCCCTCTTCTGGTTAAAATTAAGTGTAAAAGGTCAGCTTTTATCGCTTGATTGTCTTGTTCCGTTAAATCCAAGAAAAAACCCTTTTTACTATCTTTGAAAGGATAGTTTATGTTAATATATTTTCCGTTTGCCATAAAATCGTTTATTAGATAAATATGATAATAAATTATTTTTATAAGTAAATATGGTAAATAAAAAAAGGGGCCATATGACCCCTTTAATTTTTTATTTACTTATCTTTTAAGCTGAACACCCAAAACATTCAAATTGACTGTCTTTTGGTTTTTCAACCGTTGTGATTAACTGTGTACTAGCTAATTTAGCGTTTGCATCCAATTTTGATTTGGTTCTAGTGTAGTAAACACCAGTTTTTAACCCACCTTTCCAAGCGTACATTAGCGCACTTGCTATTTTACCGTATTTAGCGTCTGAATGGTAAACATTCAATGATTGTGATTGGTCTACAAATTTATTTCTGATTATAGATAAATCTAACAATACTTTTTGTGAAATTTCCCAAACGTCTTTATATCTGTATCTAATGTCTTCTGGTATTTCAACGATATTTTGAACACTACCTTTATTTTTAATGATTTTATCAACCATTTCAGAATCCCATAAATCATTATCAATCAATTCATTTACCAAGTATTTGTTTACAATCAAAAATTCACCTTGACCAACTCTTCTAGTAAATAAATTAGATGTAACTGGTTCAAACGATTCAAAAACACCTAATAAAATAGCTGAAGAAGCTGTTGGCATAAGACCTAATAATAAGCTATTAAGCATTGGTATTGGTTGCCCTTCTGGTAGTGGTGACCATCCTTCGATATATGTTTCACCTTTAGAATATGGACTACCTTCCCAAGCTGGATAATTGATACCTTGTTCAATAGCCAATTCCATTGATTCGGTAACAGCAGCTTTATACATTGTTTCAAAAATGTCTTTATTCCATTTTTTAGCTTCTTCGCTTTCAAAAGATATTTTTTTCTTAGCGAAAAAATCAGCCAATCCAGCAACACCAATAGCTAACGCTCTTTGGTCAATACCAGCTTTTTTACTCCAATCATCACTCCACTTATTAGTTTCGATTACTCTGTTCAGTGCTTTAACCAAAACTTTTGTTGTTTTAGCTATTGTTTCTA